TGCCACAGAAAATTACATTATGATCTAAGAAATAAGAGCGGATGATGGGAGTCGAACCCACCTAAATTAGCTTGGAAGGCTAACGCACAACCGATATGCCACATCCGCACAGTATGCAGAAAAAGAATAACTTATTCTCTTTCTGCATAAACTTATAACAGTAATATTAATTGCATTTGCAAAAAAAATAACAAATTCGATTGTTATTCTTCAGATTCTATGCTCGACTGACTATCGCTACCCTTTTTCAGCTGATATTTTGCTTTATACTTAGCAGCCCTGCATATCTTGCAACGAGTAGAATACCCATCTCTCTTGCTTTTGTCAGGAGAAAATGCTTCAAACAGTTTTATATCTTTGCATTCGTTACATTGTTTCTTTCCTTCAGATGCATAGGGATTATCTTTTTTCAGATGATCTTTTGGTCTGCTACCTGCTATGTGTCCACCTTCTTTTTCACAAATGTAACGACCGTTTTTAGCTATGTTGCGATCATGAGTTAAACGCAAAGCTTCATGTTCTAAATTGCAGAAAGAACAGAAAAACTTTATTTTATCATTTGCAATTCTCAAGTCATAATATTTTTTAGCTTTCTTTTTATTACTTTCTTTCTGTTTTTCAATCCAATCTGTATTGCCTGTTGTTTCTGCAATATACTTTTTTGCCCATTCTATTATCGACCTATCATTAGCCAGACCAGAACTTCGTTCTGTCCAGACAGAAAATTTAAACCCAACAGAATTTGCATATTTTTGTGTTTCTGAAATTTGTTTTTGTACATCTGATTCATTCAGGAATCTAGATTCTGGTTTTACTTCAATAATTTCTTTTGATTGATCTTTATACAAAACTTCAAAATCAGGATTACGACTTTTCATCTCGCTGTCAGTAAAAACATCTGCTCTTTTAAAAGACTCAACCAATTCATTTTGCTCAAGCAGATATAAACATCTTAATTCATAAGATGAGCCATAAAAAATATCAGAACTGCATTTTACAGAATTAAAGTAACCTCTGATGTGAGATTGCTTGAAATCACCTCTTTTATTTTGTTCAGCGCATTTTTGTGATAAGTTTTGCTTCCATGTTTTTTTTGTGGGATCAAGAAGAAAAACCCATCTTTTTTTACCTTTGTCCCATAATTTTTTCAATCCACGCATATCAGCCCATTGAAACTCTGTCATGCCTGCTGGGCATCTTGATGAAGATTTTTTTTGACTTTGCTTACTTATTCTTTTGTTTGGGTTTTTAATATCAACATAACAATAATCTGGCCTGTGATTTTTTTCGAGTTGAAATCCTAGGACTTCATAAATGTGACCGTTTGTTAAACGATTGTCACTAAAACTAATTATCTGGTCATATTGATTTGATTTTGCCCAGTCAACACATCTCGCAAAAAGCTTGCTTGCACCACCCTGCACATGAATACCATATGCTATGCAAAATCTATCTAAAACAATTGTGTTATTTATTATTTGTCTATTATGCCTTCCTAAAGACATAACACCAATTAGTTCTTGTTGATAGAATAGTCCAAAAAATATAATTCCAAGATTATTTGATCCTTGTATGTGATGTTGTTTTAAAAATTCTTTACCTTCTTGTGGTTTAATTTCTTTGATAATACATTTTCTTCCATGTATCTTTCTTGTATGAATTTTTTTGTGAGCATTTATGAAGTTTTTACATTGGTGGCTTCTTAATTGCCACTCATCAGAAAAAAACAAAACATCATCAGGCCAATCTTTTTTTTCATAGTTTTGAGTATCAGCAATATCGATAATAATCATGTGGTTTTTCTCCTTGATGATGTATTATATATCGGTGATAAATCCTTTTCAAGGACAAAAACTTTCAAAACATCAAATTAATTTTCATTTTGATTGTTTACATAAAAAACAAAAAACCCCAGATTTCTCTGGGGTTTTTTGCTGATACTTTTGATATCAATTTATTGCATCAGACAACAAAGTTAGCAATTGATAGCCTTGCATAGAACTTTGCGCCTTCTCTTAGCAATTTCTTGCCGTATCTAGTAAGGATTCCCTTACGGGGGCAGAAGCTCTCTGGGTCTAGCACAGTTGGTGTTTGTGTTAGAGGAACATATGGGCAGTAGAAGTAACCGCTGTCCATATAGCTATCGCCCTTGTAACCCATTAGGATTTGGTTGGTTGGGAATAGTGGGTCTTTGTAGAGGCGGTAGCGGTTGGCTACGGTGCCTACATACTGGATGCCTAGGCTGCTGGTGAATGTCTCGCTAGGAGCGGGAGCAAAACCGGCTGTGGCTGTCTCGAAGATGGAGGCAACTTCGGGGCTTGTGACCAAGAAGTTAGCGCCACCACGGAGTGTCTTACGATGGATTACATTGGAGACCTCAACGATCTTCACATATAGGGCCTCGTACTTCTCCTTGATGGTATCGCCTAGGGCTGTAGCCAAGTCCCAAGCAGCGACAGTACCAGCGTTGTTACGCAAGTCTTGGATGACCTCACGGTCGATTTCCAAGTTGATTTCTTGGGCTAGAACGCCAGTTAGCTCGGCCTCTGCGTCGAGGTTGTGTTGGCTACGGAGGTCTTGTTGGGCCTCATAGCTCCATACAGCCTTGAGCTTACGGGTTTTGGCAGCGATCTCTTCGGATTCAATCACTAGATTGATCTCAGGAAGGTCTTGGTTGCACTCCATGTTGTACTCATAGGAGATGACAACATAGAGGTCGTTGGAGCCAGCTGTGGCGGTTTGGGCTAGAACGAGTTCACCTGTGGTGAGGTTCAAGCTGGAGCCGGTAGCGGTACACCAAGCGGTGGTGATGGTTGTGAAGTTGAACACGCCAGCGGAGCTTACGGTGAAGGTTTGGGCAGCAGCGCCGTTGTAATAGACGGTTCCGGTGACGGTTCCGGCTAGGACTGGGGTGTGCTCAAGGTTACCGAAGTTCATGCTGCTGGAAGCAACACGGGCTAGGGTGGCGGTTGACTCGTTTTGCACGAATTGGCTGGAGTAGAAGATGTCAAGGTTAGCATCACCGGAGGCTAGCTGTTGGAGTGAGTTGACATCGTCACCGGGGAAACCACCATTGTTGGAAGCTCCACGGATAGCGCCCTTGTTGGAGCTATAACGGAAGCGGAGGTAGTATACCAAGCCGGTTGGGCCAAGTAGTGGTTGAACGGAAACGATCTTGTTTGCGATCAACTGGGGATAGATACGACGAACAAGAGGAATAGAAATTCTCTTGAACTGAGCGACATCGCTAGTGTCTGTGGAAGTCTCATTGATCAAGCGTTGGTTCTCAAGAAGAACTGCTGTAGCAGAACGGACATAGGGGTCTTCGATGCCCTTGAGAATGCCAGTCTTTGACCAATTTGCTTCTACTTCTCTAGCTTCGTTTAGAAATCTTGCATTAGCGTTCATTGTTACCTCTTAAAAAGATGATTAATTCTTGGATTTCTTCACACCTGAAAGAACGAGCAAATCGTTAACTGCACCGTTTGAGTTATCGTTGAATTCAGCGATGACTTGTACATTTTCGGTGTCTACATGTCCTCTCCCGCTTGCGTTCTTTACTTTCAGAGTTCTTTCTTTCTGCTCTGTCAAGACTTTGGCTTTCTTGGCAGCAGCTGCCATTGGCTTAGCGGACTCTGTGATCACATTCTGGGAGACCCTGCGGACGGACTCGGTTAGACGGGTATTGTCTGTGCTAAGTCTGATGTTGCGGGCTTCCATGATGCGTAGTTGACCACGGAGTTCTTCGATAGCCTTACTGGCTTCTTCTAGCTTGGAGGCGGTTGCGAAGGATTTGTCTTCGTCGCTCAAGTAGTCGGATGTGATGTTAACGATCTTGTCGAGAGCAACCTTGTGCTCAAGGATACGGGGATCGTTGACCAAGTCTTTCTTGGCTTGCTCGTAGATTTCAGCGCCCTTGTATTGGAGGAATTGATCAACCTTCTCCACGATGTAGGCTTTCATCTCGGCTAGTTTTTGGTCGTACTCTTCGTAGAGATCGACTTCGACTTGGCTCTTGGTGCTACGCTCGGCTAGAAGCATTTGGTAGGCTTCTTCGTAGCCTTCCTCTAGTTGAGCGTCGAATTCTTGCTTTTGAACTTCGAGGCGGGTGCGAAGATCATTGATGATCTCGTAGGCTTCTTGGTATCCCTCGTAAGCTGTCTTCTCGGCAGAAGCGAGTTCACCTGAAAGCTGGGCATAGGCCTCTTCTAGGTTCTTGTTGTATTCCTTTTCCATTTCGTCTTTAGCGTTCTCGATCATCTCGCTGATGACGCTGGAAACTTCCTTAACTTCGTTCTCAGGAAGCATTTTCTTTAGTGATTCAAAAATCTTGTTTTCCATTAGCCTAACCTCGTTAATATGTTGCCAGTTTGTTCTTTTACAATTCCACCCAAGCAAGCAATTAATGCTTCTTTGTTTACTTTATGTATGCAGGAAGCTTCATTTTTTACAGGGTTTTTGTAATTTTCTTCGGGAATGTGCTCCTGACTTTCCCTAGTGCCGACAACTTTACGCTGGAAGGCAGCGTAAGTAGAGGGGTCGGCTACGACATCAAAGGTGATTAGTTTGTAGGACTCGCTAATAACCAAAACGCCGTTTTCATTCACTTTACCATTGCCAACGCCTCTTGAAGAAACGCCAACTCTGACACCATCATTAATTAGGGCTTTGAGAATCTTGCCATGGGGGGTATTAAGGATTTCACCTTCACCCATCATGACATTTCCTTCCCACCATAATTTTGTGATTACATGGGAGGCTTTCTCGAAGTGAATGATGGAGTCTTCGGGGTGGTCGAGTTCACCGACGAGACCTCTGGCTTTGATGCATTCATTCAATTTCTTGACATTCTCGTCTAGCACCTCGTAGGTGTAGACCCTGCGGTTTTTGTTTTCTTTATTGGCTTCTTGGAACTTGCCCCTGAACTTGGTGAGTCCCCTGTCGGAAGACTCATTCAAGTTCAGTTCGAGTCCACTATTTAAGCAGCAATCTATTAATAACATATTGGACATACTTTATCCTTTACTACTTGATAGTGGTGTAAATTCACTCGCTGCCCATGAGGAGCTTGAGTGAGTCTTGCATTGTCATTCCGTGGTCAGGGATGTAAGGATTCTTCAAGTTTGGCAGCACATCAGCGCCAGACATGGTTGTGTATTCCTTGTCATCCTCAACGCTCTTTTCACCCTTGATCTTGTAGTCCCCGGCCTTTGGCACATAGGGATTGCTGACATTGGGGAACACTTCTGAGCCCTTCATTGCTGTGTAGTAGTCCTCGACATTAGCGTGAACGCTCTTGCCATCGGATACTGGGCTGCTCTTGAAGGGGCCTGTGTGTGCGCCGGGGGAGCCGTTAACAGCAGCGTACTTGTGGATTGCGGGGTTGTCGCCTGTTAGGGAGACATGTGGCTTGGCAACATGCCAAGTCTCGCTGTCCATGTCGGCAGATTCGGCTAGGGTTTGCAGGTATAGAGCGGACTCTAGTGCAACACGCATGCTTGCGGGTTGTTTCTTGCTTAGGATGTCCTCTACATCAGCTAGCAGAGAAGCTGTCTCTGCGCTGGTTGCTGAATCTCCGCTTGTTTGGGCTGCACGATAGACCTCGGTCAGGCCACGATATAGATCGGAGAATACTTGCATGAATTTGCCTTCTTGAGCGTCGATCATGGGAAGCACCTTTTCTGAAAGATTGATAAAGTCGCTGTAGTCATCAACAACTGGGTTTCTTCCGGCAGCTTCGTAAATCTTGCAGACATTCTCTGAGAAAGCTCTGTGGGCTGTTCTGAGAATTCCGTCAGCTAGGAACTCACAGGTGTCGCTGTCGTAGTTGCTGGCTCCTGAAGT